ACGACGCAGCCAGGGGAGACGTTGAGATCGAGGGCGTGTATGCCTCAATCTTACCTGCAGCGACCATTGAGCGGTCGGAGGGCAATACGACGTCGCTCTGGCTCTGCGTGGTGAGTTGGAATTGTGCGACGGCGGCGGTATCGGCTGCAGCCATCGAGAGAGAGCGTCCGGTGTTGTCGGTGAATGCGACGTCCACACGATGCACCTTCAAGATGCTCTGGTTCAACGCGTCAACGTAGCTGCCGAGATCGACGGCTCGCTGCACGAAGGTGTTTGTGTTTCCAATGTCAAGGGTTGCTCTGATGAAGAAGCTTTCAGCCATGAACCAGTCAAAACGCGCAGTGCTACATAAACAGCACCTAATCTTCCTAATGGGTGACAGCTCGTGTTAAGTTAGTCCCCACGCCACCCTCCCTGTTTACCAACCAGCCATAGGGTTTAGTCTTTCCTTGGGAATCCTATCACTTGGATAGGGTAATAACATTATTTTTATTACCTCCAGCCGCTTCGATAGGCTCATGGGGAACCAATACAGCATAACTGTAAGCGACGAAACGCACGCGATTCTGACACTGGCGAAGGAAAAGAAGCTCAAAGTCTCACAGATCGTTGACATCGCGGTCAAGACGTTGGGCCTGGAGGCTCTGCAACGTCTCCAGACGACCTTCCGACAAGCTGACGCGTACCTGGACGGTGAAACGTATGAGTAAACTGCCGACGTTCACGAAGGATTGCACGTGCGACGAATGCTATAAGACGTTCAAGACGCACATGTATGACGAGAAAGAGGTTTGCACATCGTGTAGATCGATGAAAGCTCTTGAGCGAATTGCTGAAGCTATCGAAACATGGGTGGGTTGGCAATGAGTTGTCATTGGTGTATTGAACCCATTAGCGCCGGTATTGCTCAGAACTGGCGTGTAATTGCTGAGTCTGAACTCGCTGATCTCCAAAAAGAGTATGAGTTCTGTTGCTGGACGTGCCTGATGCGGTGGGTTAGTGCATGATTTGCATCAAGCCAGGATGTCACACGCGTCTAAGTTCAGCAGGTCGTGGACGTGGATCCAGGAAATGCGCTCGTTGTTGTCGCCTGGAGCGTGAAATTAGGTGAAGGTCACGTGCGCGGTCTGTGGATACCAGGGCGAAGTCGAACGGGTTGACCTGCAGCACAGTCCAATCCTCGCGTTCTTCTCGTTCAAACGTCCGCGGGTGACACCTGACATTTGGATCTGCGACGTTCACAAATAAGGAATCATCGAGATAGCAAGCTGAACAGTTTCAAAACCACCGACGAGGCCGAGAGTAAGAAAAGAAACGAGGACGTTCAGACGAACGAGCCCTTCGAGGTTGGACTCTTTCTCCTGACGTCGCTCCTCGCGCTCCATGAGCCAGGAAGCGAAACGTTGCGTTCGGTTGGGAGCTGCAGCTTCAGTTACGGTTTCAGTTTCAGTTGACATCTTGGCTTTCCTCCTGGATGATGGCCATCACGGCTTGGTTGTCGTTGAGCGTCACCCGCTCAAGTTCGATGAAGTAGTTGAACTCAGTCGTTCCTGTTGCGCTTGCAGCTGTCAAACCAAAGTAAAGGTCTCGGACGATGATGTGCTGAGGATCGATGAGGCCGAATGACCAGGAGCCAACGGTGGTATCACCATTCATTTCAATGGCCGTCCATGCGACTTGACGTCGATCGCTCCACGTCCAGTTGATTACCGAGGCGACATATCCCTGCAACGCTTCGGGATGCGTAGCCAAGGCGGCGGCACAATCACGGCTTCCTACGCTCGATGAGGATACATCAACGGGAGCAATCACAAACTTGGTGATGCGCCAGGCGTTGTTGAAGTTCCCGTCATCAACGACCAGGTGCAGCGCACCGTCGTAATTGTACGTCCGCGTAACACCNCGNAGNACNCGCCNGTCNGTCATCGCTTCTTGCCCCCGGCTATCTTGTGAGCTTCNTTGACCGCACGTTTGAATCCGCCAGCCTTCCACTTACCGCTCTTGAGCTTGTATCGAGGTGCGACCTTCTTGAACGCCTTCTTGTATCGGCGGTTGTANGCNGANACNTTCTTNCGAGCGNGCTGCAGGNGTGGGTTGNTCGANGGCGANGGTNGGNAGAGCTGTAGGAACGCCCATGCTCATGCCCTGGGCGATGCCAGCCGCAAAACCGTCACGGTATCCTGTTGCGTAGTCCATCNAGACCAACCTCATTGTTGGCTCAATGCAAGGGCCATCGCTTTGCTTTGGCTCATCTTCTCAACAGTGCATTCAATGACGATGCTGCAGTAGACGTCGCCTGCAAAGCCCGTGTTGGCCACGCCGCCCAGGTAGAGGGATTCCGTAGCGACCAGGTATCCGTTCGTGTAGAGCTGCGGTGCGATGTCGAACGAGTTGGAGGACGACGCAGCCAGGGGAGACGTTGAGATCGAGGGCGTGTATGCCTCAATCTTACCTGCAGCGACCAT